TGGCGGCGGTCACTGGCAGCGTATAGGTGTAAATCTTGCCGCTGCCCGAACCATCAGCCGCGCCCGTTTGGACCAGCTTTACGCCAGCCTCGAGAACATGGCATATCTGTTCGTAGGTGGCTTCAATCGCATCCATTGAGATTACCGCGCCAAGTTTGGGTTGGTATGTGCGGCTTAGACCGGACAGATAACCGACATTCTCGGACGGGAAAACGGTCTCGCGCTGGTCTTCAATCGTTCCCATGCCGCGCCAGATGGTTGTCGAAACTACTGCTGTTCCGGCGGTTGCTTCACGGCCAAGCTGGATTTTCCGGAGCACTTTAATTCCTTGTGTCATAATTGATCTCCTTCTCGATTTTCTCGATTACTTTCTTGACAGGCTTTTCTTCCTGATACAAACCAGATCTCAGCAGGAACAGCCTGCCGAACTCCAAAACTTCTTCATCCGTCAGGTCACGCGCCGGTATGCCTGGCAGCGAACCCGAGCCGATTATATATTTCATAGCCATATGCCAATTCCTTTTCTATATCTTGCCCTTGCCCGTGCGGTTTCCCAGGAGGTCAAGTTTCGTTGCCTTTTCTCGGCTGACGTGCGGATATTCAAGTATGCGCCGACGGTCTCTTTTATATGATACAACCTTTCGCCCGCTTTTGTGATACGAAGCCAAAACTCGTAATCGCCAGCCACCTGCATTTCAGGATCAAAATATCCATACTTGGCGTGTAGAGACTTGCGCCACATCGGCATCGGGCCGCAGAAACAACCTTTGAGAAGCTGTTCGATCCCGCCCTCAGCCCATTCAAACTTGCCTGTAGGATCACCTCCGATCTCTGAAACGATGTCCTGATTGCCATATACCAGCGCATAGGCTGGTTTGCCGTCCAAAATAGCTGCCATCTTTGCCAGCGCGCCGGGGAATAGCCTATCGTCACAATTTGCATTTGTTAAATACTCACCCGATGAAGCCTCAATGCCTAAATTCCAGGCTTTGTAAATGGTTGGGATGTCATCGGTCAGAACCAGTACCACGTCCAGCGCGTGGTCTTGAATGATCTTATGCTCTGCTGAATTGCGCTGACAGATGACCACGATCTCCGGCTTTGGCTCTTGTGTGAAAAGATTGTCCAGCCTGCCCGCCAGATAGTCGGCTGCGAAATAGGCGCTTACAATTGCTGATACGCGTGTCATATTAAAACCTCTCGAATACGCAGGTAATACCCTGCTTATAGGCTGTTGTCCATTCCGAGGTGAAGGCCGCGCTCAAGCACGCGTCCAATACGGAAGGATGTTCTTTGTCGCAGTTGTCGAAGATGACATAGCGATCTGTGATCCGGTTGACGTTCTGCCAGTCCACCGTTGGAACGTTACCCCAGTGATCCCCGTCAATATATGCGCTTGCGAAGCGTCTGTTCTTCAGCGGGAATGGATCTGATTTATGCTGGATGATTTCGATCCTGTCCAGCAAGTCAAACCTGCTGATGTTATCGTACAGGACATCAGCCGAGATCGGCACGCTGGTTATTGGGTCGGTGTCATTGTGGAATTTTGTACCCGCATAATACCCGTCCAGCGGGTCAATGCAAACCACCTTGCCGTCCAACTTAAGCTCTCTTTTTATCAGCGCCACCAGAATGGCAGTCCCGCCGTGAAGCGTGCCGATCTCAAGATGGTCACCTTCAATGGCTGCAAAGCAGGCCATGATAGCCGCGTTGTCCTGTTCGGATGCGATCCTGCCCCAGATGCGCTGATGGATGGTAGCTTCAATCTCTTTGGCAAGCGGCATGTGCTTTAATTGTTTGTAAATCTCAGCAACTTCCAGATAGTCTATAACCATGATTTCAGCTCCTGCGTCTCGAAAACAGAAGTTCCACTGTTGGGTGTCAAATTGATAATAACCCTATCATCTGCCCTGAACGCATCTTCAGCCATTTGATAGGCTTCGTTTGACCGTTCCAAATCGGGCGTGTGCCAGAATTTATCCTTGAAATACTCAGGGCTGAAATGGTTGGGGTCATCCGACTGCATGAACTGGCGCATGTTCGGCGCGCCGTCAAACTTGAAGCGATGGTCTACACCCACCAGCAGCACGGTTGAAAATCCCATGAAATAAGCCAGCTGCATGGCAACGAATGTGACTGTAAACCCTTCGTAAAGCTCTCGGAATGGCTCGTAGCAGAACCTTGGTGCGCCGTTGGATATGATCGGATAACTGCCAGAGATAAGGTGCGCCATTGTTGATGTGATGAATTTGACACAATGCAGTTCGTTTATTTCATGCCGACATTGGTCAACTACCAGAGGATTGACTGCCACGTAGTAAGTCGGGGTGAAGTTTTCCAGCAAATATATCCGGTTGGTTCCGAAGGTTGGAAATTTGTGCAGGAAGGCAGGCGGGACGGTTCGTAAGCTTGGCCCATTTCCGATTATGACACAGGTCTCTCCCTCGTGGAGGTTTGAGAAGCTACGCATCTTTCCCGTCCTCCCCCGCGCCCATTTCGTTGGTTGCAACCGTCTTATACGCGCCCGGATGGGTGGCAAGGTAACGTCTAAATGACGCCTCGGTTATTATTCCGTCAGTCACATGTGGGCTGGTGGTTGTGGTATCCACCCATTGATTGATGCCGTGCTTTTTACATTCCAGAGCGAAGCCGATGTCTTCACCCGGGAAAACGTCCGACCAATAATTCTCATCGTAAATGTTGAAAAACCAGGGCGGTTTCATGGTCTCGAATACTTCTCTTGCAATAAGCATTGAGCCTGTCCCCAGCGCATCCACCTTGATTATTCCATCACTCCAACTACCTATGGTAGATACCCCGTTGTTTTCGTCCAAGAAAAAAGCACAGGGTTCATGAGGTGCGGAACGTCTGAAATTCAGCCCGCCAACGATCTGGACGTCATCTCTCAGCAGTACCCAGCGCGCCAATCTTTGCACAATGTCCGGCGGGTGGATGTGGTCGCTATCCAGCATCAATAAGTGGGTGTACTCGCTGTCCAGCAGGGTCATAGCCATGTGGTTGCGGACTATATCAATGCGCCCGTAAGGATGCTCCATGATTGCCACGCCTTGAGCGGCGATCTGCATAAATGGGGCAAACACCTTGTCGGCATGAGATAATGTCCGTTCTTTGGGGATACCCAACAGGACGCGCGGGTATTTCCATGCGGCTATAGGTAATGTCTGTAACGTGCGCTCAATCTCCTTTTGTTTCATTGCTGATTCCAATCCCAAACAAGCGAGCCGTCTTCCTGTCTGGTTATAATTGGGGTTAAGAACGGATATTCGCAACCTTCCGCCAGAATAACATCATTCAAGTCTGGGTGGGTTACGGTATATTCGGTTTCCCGCGCTCCTGGTTTCGTGACCGTGTCAATAATACCCATGTCAACAGGAACGGCCTTGAGAAAATCATCGCTATTTATCAATTCATTTGACACCATAAACCTTGCTATTCTCATTTCTCCTCCTCGCTATTTACCTAACATAAGTCTTTTTAATTCGTCCTTGACGTATTCATCCCCCAGCTGAGGACATGGTCTGCCAAGTTTTGCATCTGGATGAAATTTCCACAACATTTCAAATAATCCTTGCCGCATAGCAGCATCCGCAATCTTATTTCTAGCTTCGTGCTCACTAATTTCTTTCTTGAACATTTCTCTCCTCCTCAACTCAATATTTTCACGTTCTGGATTATAAATCTAAATCCGATGGTCTCCATGCTCCCATACCCAAGCGGGCCGAAGTCATAATCTATGCTCTCGAATGTGCTGCACGTTCCTCCCAATGTAGGGTCTGCAAGCAAGGCAGACGGCACAGAATCAGCATAACCCATGACCTGCTGCAGATCACGGGGTAAATCCAACCTTGAAACGTGGATCTCAATAACGATGGAACGTAACGCTTTCATGCCGCCGCCGGGTCCAAACTCCACCTTGCCCTGACCTGCATAAGCAATCGAAATAGGGAACTCGCTGATCTGTTCGGGCGCGTAAGCGGGGGCTTGTTTGATACCCGTAACCGCCGCTACGATTACCTGTGTCGCGGCTATGGCAGCTTGCAGGGTCATACCAACCGCCTGAATGGGTCAAGCATCATTTGCACGTCAGGGTCAAGCCCTGGTACTTTCAGGGTCTGTACTCCCAATGCAGTTACACCCGCCACACCCATTGGTGAATCTTTGCGCTTGTAAATGCGCTCTGATTGCAGCAGGCAGGCCTCTTTGATGATGGTTGCCTTGCCGGATGAGGTGGTTGTGCAATAGCCGAATGAACCGACAAGCTGGACACCTTTTGAGACACCTTTTGGGAAACCATACGATCCGTTGGGGGTGATGCTGATCATCGTATAAGGCACGCCGTCTAATGCGCCATTTACAGGCAGCAGGTCATAGTCGGTCGTTGCCCAGGTGGTCTCATAGGTTCTATCGGCATTGTCGTCTGTCTTGAGGGATGAGACCGAGAGAATGTCGTCAATGAATATCTGGTCGCTCTCATCGGCTTCGTAGTAACGGGTTTCTGTGGCGGCGTAAAACCTGCGCCAGGTGAAATCATCGATCCATCTTGAGACAGACGTGATGATGGTCTTGAGCATCGTATCGCCGGCAGTATCAACCGCCGTCAATGACAGGCGTTGCCTTATCTCTGCCAGTGTGCAATAGGCGTTCTCCGGTAAGGTCATTATTTGCCTTTGATGGACTTGCTATTTAATGCCTTTGGCTTGTTTGTGATCTTCACGGCGTCCACTTCCGGCGCGGCTGCTTTGACGTACTGTGCATATTTGCCACGCACGAAATTATCCGCATCGCCGTCCGAGACTTCCGCGATCTGTCCGGCTTCGTAAACAATGGATTTTCCTGCTGTGTTTCCAATAAAGGGGATTAATATTTTCACAGTTGCCATTTTATTTTTCCTTATGCCCCGGAGACGGAGGAGGTCCGCCTCCGGGGTTTTATAAACCAGCGCGTGAGAACGCTGACTTATGCTACGAATACATTCTCCGCCACGGCTGAATCATCTGCGGTCGGGAGAGTGCGTGATCCGTTGTACATCAGGGCTATGGCAGCCAGACCAACGGTTGAAACTCCGGCTGTGCCGCGTAATTTCTGGAACGGCTTTGCCGAATTGACAGGCACGTCGATGATGACGGTTTTACCTGCGCCAGTTGAAACCAGAGCGGTCATATCTGCCCCGGTGATCTTGGTGTAGGTTCCGCCAGTCTCGGCGCTTTCCAGCACCTCGGCGTCGAATGTACTGGTTGCCCCGAAGGCTCCCAGTTGGATGATGTGGCAAACCCGGTCGAACCCGCCAGACGCATCCACCGCTGTCGCGGTGATTGCAGTGCTGGATGGGATGAGGGCTGCCACACTTTTTACGGGCTTGATGTAGTCGGTGAGTCTTTCGATTCTCATAGCATCACCTATGCCATTTTCCCCACTTGGAAAGCTTCGGACTGAAGCACAACCGCACCGAGGCGGACATAGGCACGGAAGCCGACTTGCCCATTGCCTGAGTACAGTTCATTCAGGCGTCGGACTTCCAGGGTTTTGCGTTCGCCCCAACCGTAGAAATTCCAGTTGCCGAATACGATTGCATTTAGTCCGGTTGTGGCTGCGGGTACAGAATCAGACACATAGACCGGCTTGCCCCACAATTGGGGCTGTAAACCGCCCTGTGGGGTTGGCACGAATTGGAAGTTGTCGCCTACCAATCCCTGGATCAAGCCGAGGGTGGCGTTTTTCATATTCCAGCAAGCGCCATCCATGTAAGCAGAACCGAGCTTGTAATACAGCTCAGGGACTTCGGCGGCGTGGACGTAAGACTGGCTATCAAGGGTCAATGCGGCTGTGCCGCCAGCGATGACGGATTGAGGTTGACCGGAGCCTGTGCCGGTGAAGGCGATGGCGTTTTCGGTCAAGCCCCATGCGCGACCGAACATTTCCATCAGGGTCGCCTCAAGGTTGGTGTCAGTGTCTTCCAAAAGTTCCTCGGACACCTTGACTAATTTGGTGTACTTATAGATGCGGGCTTGCGGGTTGGCGATAGTTGGCTCATTCTCGTCATACGCAGCCTCTTCGGCTGTCAAGACAAAGTCGGTCATGCTGGTATCTTCAGAGACAAAGTCCGCATAATCGCGGTTGGTTTGCACAATGCGAGCACCTGCCCGACGAACAACCGAGAGTTCATCACGTTTGGTGATGACGCCCGGCATGAGCTGGTTGGGAACCAGGAACCCGCCTTCGGTGGTTGTGCCTTCCTGCAAAGCTGCCTTGCTGGCGGGGATCAAGCCCTTGATGGACTTGCTGCCAGATCGGCAATATTCAAGAAAGGCTTTGGCTGGATCAGGATCGCCAAGCGATTTGATGACCGCTGGAGCCTGTGTCAATCGGAAAACCGGAGCGGGGCGCATTGCCTCCAGCGCGGCTTTTACCTGCTCTGCTACCAGAGCCTTGATGTCGATCTCTGGAGCCTGTACGGCTTCAGGGGTCTCGACTTCGATGTTTTCGTTTTCGTCCATGATATTTAGTTCTCCTGTTTGGTTAGTTGATAGGGTTAAATTTGACTTTGCGGCGTTGCCTTCCACTTCGACCTCTACGCCCGCGGGCGTCTGTGTCTCTGTGCTATCAGCTTTTGCCAAAACAACAGCGAGTTCATTCGCTGGCTGTCTCCAATCATTTGTGTCGAACAGTGCCAGTTCGCCAATTGGCCATACGTTTATAACTCCCTGACGCGTCTTGCGCACCAGGTGACCAATCGCCCCGGAGGACGCCCGCAACTTATCTTGTGGCGTGGCGGCTATCCGGTCTGCAAGCGGTTCGTTTTGGTCCAACGTGACCTCGAACCAATAGCCTTCATCGTTCATTTTCTGGAAGGTTGCTATGCCTATGATGACAGGGATGTCTTGAATAGTGTAAGGCTCATCCGCCCCGAAACCATGATAATAAGTAACCGGGATGGATTTGCCGTCTTGCAGCCATAAGTCGGTCTTGTTGCTGAAGGTCTCGCCGTCCGCATCTCGCCCTTCGAATATGCCACCGAAGGGGACACCCAGCACGCTGTACTTCTTGCCGGAGTATTCGCCCGGCATACGCATACGCTTGACCAAGTCCCACGAGCGCGCACCCTTGTACTCACCCGTTGCCAGTTTTATTTTGAATTGATAGGCGTTGATTTCCATTTATGCTCCGGTAACAAAAAAATCCCATTCGTTAAGAACGGGATTTCTGCGGTTCTGGTTTATGCGCAGGCACGAAGCCGGGGCTGGTTGATATGGTTATTTATTCTTTCTGTTTAAGTACTCCAACAGGCTTGCGCTTGCTAGGGTCGCCCTCTAGTATTAGCTTTTCCAGTTTCTTATTTTCAGATAATAAATAATTGTGCAACTGTCTGCTTAATTCTGCCTCAATTATTTCTTTAGTTCCTAAAGAATCATCTAATAATTCTTTAGATAATTTTACGCTTAATGTAATTGTCTTATCCATTATTCATTCCGCATTATTCCGAATATATCCGGAAACTCTTTGACGAGACGATCTTTTTCACCGTACAATCCGGCGTAAAACCCTGCAGCTAAAACCATATCCTGATTCTCAAAATCAATCAGTTCTCCGAAGAATAGCGCTCCTTCAAGCATCTTTCTTATTCGGGCTGCATCGCTTTTTATGTTATCAAGCTTCCATTGATCCATTTTGGGCTTATCCTCGATGATAATATTTCCGTGACCATCCGTTACGCCCATTACAAGCCTGTCTTTGACAATTACCATTATCCATTTCCTCCGATTGAATACTTTTTCTCAATGGCTCTCACAACCATTAGAAGCGCACGCCTGATAAGTTCCCAAAACTCTTTATCACTCATAAGATTATTATACAACTTATTTGCCGTGTTCGTTCAGCCATTTTTGTACCTCAGCGTTGGCGTATCTCAATGCCCCGGCAAGGTTATTCTTGACCACCTCCGAGACCACCCGCCAGCCGCGCTTCTTGTGTCCCAAAGTCTGCTCCTCATCCTGCATGACGAAGTTAGGATAACCCAACG